TCATCTTAGATTCAAGGTCGGCAATTTTCTTTTCTAACTCAGCTTTTCTCTCTTCGTGCTTTTCGCCTTTAGCTTTAACCTTATTAATCAGATTTAATTCTGATTTATAAATTTTAAGATCGGCTTCATCACTGTGTTTTGATTCACTAAGCTTAACAGGTTCCATTCCTGAGGATTTATATTTACCTGTTACTTCTTTAGGTTTTCCTAACCCGGGAGCCTCGTCTGTATACCCTAAATCCTTAACGCCAAACTGGCCGGTCTTAACATAATGCAAAGGATCTTTTTCAAGATTCTTAAACACCATTGTTTTGATTTCAACCTCAGTCTTATCAGCATTCTTAGGATCTTTCATTTCAGCATAGTATCCGGTTAGGATTTCTGCTGTTGAAATATTGTTATTATTTTTGGTATCTTTATAGTCATACCCTTTAGTTTCCATTTCCTCAACTTCTTTGTCAGTCTCTTTCAAGTCTGCCTTAGTGTTTTCGTTGAAGATCTTAAACCAGTCTGGTGTTTTATTTTGTGCAATACCTCCAAAAACTAAAGCTTCAGAGATGATGCCTCTTTCAGATAGGTTGTGGATGGCTTGATCAAAAGTTAACACGTTTGTTACAACGTTAGGAAACATTGTACGGGCTTCTTTTAAGAATAATTCTTTATTGCCTTTACCTTCTTTAATAAGGTTGTATTTATCTTGTAGGCTTTTCATATGTTATAAATATCTGTATATTATTTCCAAAGATCTTTATATTCCATTCCCTTGGCTGCTTTCCTGGTTTTGTTTTTATCAACAAGTTTCCATCCCATTTTTAAATAATAGTTTCTAGCAGCTCCTTTGGCATTTTTATTAGGATTAAAAGCAAATGGAGTAGAGTATCCTCCGGCTGCACCTGAGGTTGATTGTTCTTTGATCATTTCCTTGAGCTGTTTTTTAAATTCTGCTCTGGTCATAATCAAAGTTCGTTTAAGAGTTCGTAGTATTGAAGCAGATTAACAATACACTCATTAGTCATTCTTTCAGTCTTTTCTAATGGCTTGATGTATTTTTTTACTTCCTCTAATTTTATTTTTACTACCTCGTTTGATACTGTGTTGATCTTAGATTCTAAGATGCTTTGAATTTCAGCAATCTGATTATTGTAGTATTCTTTAAGGTTATCAGTGTTCTCAACTGATGTAATGACCTGCCTAAGGACTTCCTTTTGCTTGGTATTCAAATGATCATACTTCTCATTGAATTTTTCCAAAAGCATCTGGTAGGTTAAAATACGGACATCCTTGGTGTAGGTTTTGTATTCAGCCAATAACTCATCTGTTTGTTCTTTTGCCGGAGTGGCTGTCAGATGCTCTAATAAAGTTAATTTATTATTGATGATTGCTGTAGGTGCTACCTTGTCTGATGTTTGATTTTCAATCAGGTTATTTAGGGCAGCATAAATTTTATAGTTCTGAACTTTAGCTTTAAAGAAGTTTTCTAAATCGTAACTATTTTTAATTTCTTTTACAAGATTGTACTTCTGTTTTCTAACTGATTCTCTTTTTAATTTTGTAGAAGCTTCAACTAAAGTGTTGATCACCAATTCTGCTTTAGATTCTGTTAAGGATTTACGCAAGGTAAGTTGTTCATACAATTTATATTCCTTACCTAGCTCCGTATTAACGAAATATTTTTTTAAAATATTAAGAGCAGGGGAATTCTTTCCTTGCAAAGTATCAGATGTTATCTGTCTTACTAGCAACTCAAAAAGAAGCCCGGTGTTTTTATACTTCGAATGCTTGATCGACATCAATATACGGTTTATAATAAATATACTGTTAATTATCTTCTCTTAATTGACTTTCATCTAACATGCTTTCTGCCTTTTTCTGGGCTTCAAAAATTAGAGTTTTCTTATCTGTCATGGAATCAAGAACATTCTGGTATTTGTAGAAGTGTTTCTTAGTCTCCATAGCAAATGGTGATGTTTTATCCCTACCGTAACCCTGCTGGTCATCGGTTTTCATACCTACTTTTCCTATTCTATCCTGACCTAGTGGGTCATTCTGGGTTCCGTAATGAGATGCCTTCTCTTTAGGACGTCCTAATACAGGCTCATCTTCATTATATCCATCAGGTACATTGCCGGGTCTTTCATAGACTCTGCCTTTTCCATAAGCTGTTGCAATGTCATGCGGAGTTCCAAAAGATTTTCCAGTTTCTAGAGGATCATTTCCTTCATTTTCAATCTGGGATACTCTAAATTTACGTTTGGCATCCTGTAGTACCAAGTCTCTCATCTCAGAATACTCATCTTGACTTAAGTGGAAGATGTTATCGTAGATCCAATCAGAAGAGAATAGGTTAGAATCAACCATGGTGGTTACTAATTCCATCTTCTCTTTCATCAAAGCTACTCTTTCCTGGTCATAAATGATTGAAGGAGTGGTTAATGAAATTTCAAAGTTGGTTAAACCTTCCTCTTTATAACCTTGAGTGTAAAGATGTACAAAAGCAATCTTGTAAAGTTCTGAAGTAATGATTCTTTGTATCTTTTCTACTGTTCTACCAAAGCGAATATCTTCTGCCGCCAAGGTTGCCTTACCTTGTACGTTCTCATCATATCCTAAAAATGCTTTTGGTATTCTTAAGGCAGCAAATAGCTTGTCTCTCAAGTAAGTAACGTCGGTAATACCGTCGTATTGTAATCCTCCTAGGGTATCAATCTTGGTTGCAGTGTCATTTCCACGAACGGGGATGTAAAAATCCTCCATCAGGTTCTGCATATTGTACTTTAGGTTATATTCACCGGTCTGCTGATCAATATAAGGAGTACGCTTCATCTTAGTAATAGCTTTTTGCATGAAATTCTCAACTTCTGCCGGTGGAATACCGCCGACATTCATGTAGAAAATACGCTTCTCAGGTGCTCTTACTATTCTATGAACTAGCATGGCATCTTCCATCAAGGTATACTGCTTGAATAACTTACGGGCAGGTTCAATATAAGAACGGCCATAAGGTAGGAAGTTGATATCTGTTAAAAGACGGAAGTGTGCAATCTCATAATTATCAAAATAAAGAGATTTGCTATCATTCTGGTTAGGTAGTTTAAAGTATCCGTAAGTATCTGCTGCTAATCCATCAGCATCATACCTGAATCTTACCTTCATTGGGTTTTCTGGGTCATAACCTTCCTGTCTTTCAATGTTAAAAGCCGAGAAAGGAATGACATTATAAACACCAAACTTCTCTGAAGCTTCTAACTTCAAGAAAAAGTCACCGTATTTACACATATTCCTAATCCACCAACTTAAATTAAACTCAACGTTTAATACATCGTAGAAAAGGTTATAAAGGATCTTCTGAATGTTCTCATTTGATGAACGGATCTGAAGAACCTCACCCATATCATTCTTTAGAGTAGATTCTTCTGCTAGAATATCTAGGGTAGATGCAATAATGGCATCAGTGTCCATGGCATCATACTCAGAATACAACTGAGTTCTTAGAGTCTGGTAGTTAAAATTGGATTGATATCCGTATAACGATGTTGGAGAGGTCGTATAAATTCGATTGTATCGATCGAAAAGCGAGTTGGTCTCCAGCTCACCTGACATCTGAATTTGGTTGGTGTCAGCTACCTTTAATTGATCTCCTCCGACGTTGCGGATGATGACATCCGTGGAGAAAAGGCGCTGGAGTCTGGAAAATACACTGGTGTCTGCCATTATTATCTAATAATATAAGTATAAATAGTAATTAAAAGCAAGTTAATCTGTTATAAAAGCCAGGTGAAGTCTTCCGTTCCACCTTTACCATCACCAATTTGATAAGGATTACGCACTTCATTCTGTGTATAAACCCCGTGATAAGGTAGATTATTGGTAGAAATGTTATTCCAGGCCGCTCTTGCCAGATCTTGACCTTGACTTTTGAACTGGATGGCAGTATCTCTCACAAAGAGAGCTGTTCCAAAGGACATTACTAAGTCATCATTATAGCCATGCTGTGCTTCTGCCCGGCCATTCTTCCAAACAAACACCTTCATCTCTTCTAATAAACGCTTGGAACGGATGGTAACCGCTTTTTCATTAACGGCTTCTTGGAATTTTCCGATTACTAGCGGTCTGGTTCTTGAATTCATAGTAAAACCGGGAACCATATTTGAATTAATATCGTATTGATCAAAGTATGATTCGGCAGTTACCTGACCGGACCTTGGTGAATGGTATAAATTAGGGTAGTTTCTATCTAGGATAGTCTGAATTGCTGCCCAGCCAATGGAGGCATTTTCAACTACCAGCATTGCTTCATTATATTCGGTAGAAATTGCAACCAGTAACAGTCCAAACTCCTTGGTTCCAATCTGTCCTTTATATTCTCCTACCTGAGTATTGTTATCAATATCGATGATATGGAAGGCAGAGTAGTCTTTTCCGTCACCTCGGGCAACGTCGGCCACTACCATGTAAGATCTTGAGTAATCTACTGGTTCCCAGATCCATAAAGACTGGTCAGCACCGCGTCTTTCCTGAGGTTCTTGGCACATCTGCTTGGCATACCAATCTATAAACTCTCCATAAAAGACTGTATCACCGGATGTACTGAAATCACAATCACACTCCTGTGCTGCCAGACGGGGATCACCTAGTAATTCGTCTTGTCTTTCTCTCCAGGATTGATCTCTTTCCGGATGTACGTACCAAGGTAGTTTAATCGGTAAGAAATCATTCTCTTTATTCTCGGCTCTTACCCAGGTCTGGTGAAACCAGTTACCGGTACCGTAAGGAGTAGATAAAACAATGGCTCCACCACCGGTTGCCAAGGTCTGCTGTGCAGAAGCCCAAGTCTCTCCGATGTTATCAATGAAGGCCGCCTCATCAATTAACAGTAGTGATACAGCTTCTGAACGAGCAGAGTCTGAATTTGATGATTTTGCCTGAATCTTTGAACCGTTTGCCAGTCTTAACGACAGTTTATTGTGTTCAACTGCATCAACTTTTAACCAGGACGGTAGATTTTCGTACATAAATTGTACTTTTGACACCAGATTTCGGGCGGTTGCCTGTGTGGTTGCCAGGGTTAGAACGTTTTTATCCTTGTGAAAAAGCATCAACCACAGTGCATATCCTGCACCTAAAGTTGAAATTCCCAACTGTCTTGACTTTAAAACAATGGAATATGGGTTATTCTGAAAGTGAGTTAATACTTTTTCCTGGAATGGGTAAAGATTGAATAAAATTCTACCTCTTTGAGGATGCTGAATATAGCAGTATTTTTTCATGAAGTGGACCGGGTCGGCAACACACCGGACAAACTCCTGTCGGATTACTACTCTTAGATCGGCATTACTCATAAAAGAACTAAGATGAAGCTAATGGTAGTCAAGATTATGGCTGCATAAGCTCCCCTTACGGTATTTTTTAAAGATGTAATTTTCTCATCCTGCTCATGAATGATTCCGTTTTTGGCCGTT